TGATTGCACCTGTATATTCTTTTTCACTAGGGTTTTGAAATACAAATGTTATGTTATATCTGTCTTTATATTTGGCTAGATATTTAATTAAATCTGTTTTATCTTCATTTATAACGACCACAAATTCTACTTGATTTCTACCATAGTCTTTGAAAAAATTAAAACAATTATCTATTAAAGCATTATCATTATCTAATCTTAATATTTCTTTAGGATATGGTAAATTTAATCTTGTACCTTTTCCAGCAGATGGTAAAATAACTGTTAACTTCATTTGCAAAATCTTTTTAGTACCTCTAGTTTTCTTTCATGCGACCATACTGTAGCAGTTCTAGCCGTAATCCAAAATGCGTGTTCAGGTAAAGTTGTTTCTATACCATGTTTATCTTTAATTTGATGTTCGCACTTTTCTAGTTCTTGTGGTAAGTTTTCCATTTGCCACATATTCATTTCATGGTCTGTATCTGGTGGATTTTTTAACATTATTACTGCTTGGTCTACAACTTTCTTTGCAGCTTCAGGTGTAAATATGGCACCTGATACACCACCTAAACCAGTTGTTGTTTTAGGTTTTGGTCTTTGTATTCGCCATTGACCTTTTACTTTTGTAGGTAATGTCATCTCTCTAACAGGCAAACAATTGATTTGAGTTTCTAATATATTTTGTTGATAAAGATATGGTAAGTATAACCACCTTAATAAATAAAAATGATTCTTTGTAGGATTTTCTGGAAACCATTCTGTAATATCGTTGAAATCAACCATGTGGTCAACACATTTTTGTTTTGCCTCATCTGTAGGATTATATAATGCTATATGTCTTCTTAATTCAGGATAAATTTTACTAGTTTGTTTTTCCCATAAATCAAAGTATAGGTCAAAATATTTTGGGTCAGCTGCACAATATAATATCATCTTGGTATCTCTGTATGTGGTATATGTAGTTTACTTCTTATCTTAGCTTTATCTTCTCTGTTAGTAACATAATATCCTTCAATATGTGTATAGCCTTCTTGTCTAGCCCAATAAACTCTTTTATTACCTGTCTGTACATATAAACCAGGTCTTACATCACCATTTGCTTTCAAGTGTTGAGGTGTTTTTCCTCTTTGTAATCTTTCTTGCACCCAATCCTCCGTATGTGGCGATACTGTTATAGGATAAATCATACCATTATTTTTAAATGATGTCCAATAATCAAACTCGTCCATTCTATCTTTTAACCATTCATCTGGTGGCATTAATATAAGTTCGTCTAAATCTAATTCTCTTAAATCGTTATACAATCCCTCAGGATGTTCTTTAGCTTTTAATACTATTTTCATAACCAACCTTTTGTATAAAATAACTATCTGCAATATCTGATATAGGGTTACCTACTTTTTCTGTATCAAATATCTTTTTCAAATCAAGTTTAGTTTCTTTTTTAAATGCCTCGTACATCATATCCTTATCTGCGTTACCTTTTCCTGTAGCACCTTTTTTAACAACACTAGGTACAACGGTTTGATAAGGGTAATTTTTTTCTTGTAATCTGTATTTGAGTATGCCACAATTTTCAGCGATTTGAAAAAGACCTTGGCCTTTAGAACCAAATGAATAGCCTTCAATAAAAATTTGTGGATTATAAGTTTGAAAGATAATGTCAATGACAAAATCTGAAATGTTTTTAAATCTTTGTATAGGGTCAGTCCACTCTTTATGTTCATAACCAATTATATCCTCACTCTGTTGGCCTACCCATTTCTTTTTAGTGGTCAAGTAGTAAAACATTAAGTTACCATTGTTCACACAAACGGCAGGACTTGTTAAACTATAATCAATTCCAATTATCGTCTTCGTCTTTGTTGACCCACTCAACTTCATCTTCTTCATTTTCTACCTCGTATCCACAAAATGGGCAAGTAAGAGGTTCTAAATCTTGCTCTTCACTATCCCATGCTACGGTATATTTAGTTTCGCAATTGGAGCAGGTCTTTGTAGCTTTGTTATCCATTATAATTTAAATTTCTTAAATTGGTCTTTCTTAACATCTTGTTTAACACCACCAATCACATAACTTTCTATCTCTGTTTCCTGTGGTGCGTTTTGAGTGCCTTTTGAATTCAACCAATGGTCTACCCACGGTAGTGGATTTGTTCTTTGTTCGTATCTTGGTTCTAAACCAATACCTTTCATTCTTCGATTTGCCATGTATTCTACGAATTGGTGTAATAGCTTCTCTGATAGACCTATCATAGAACCTTTTGAAAATAGATATGTTGCCCAACGCTTTTCCTCCGCTAATGCTTCATCATACATTTTATATATTTCTTTTTCACATTCTTTGCCAATCTTGACCATATCTTTATCATCACCTCTTTTCCAATTATTAATAATTGTTTGCGACATTGCAAGGTGTTGACTTTCATCTCTCGCAATGAATGATATAATTTTAGCAGAACCTTCTAAAAGTTTTAATTCACCAAATGCAAATGAACAAGCAAATGATACATAGAATCTTAAACCCTCTAGTATGTTTACTGTACACATTGCTAGATACATTTTCTTTTTTAGTTCGTATAGGTCAATTTTATCTTTATCTAAATGCCATCTATAACCCATTTCAATTAAATCATCATAGGTTTTTGTAACTGATTGACTTCTTTTTTCAATCTTTTCATCTTTAATAATTGTATCAAATACTTCATTAGGGTTTGCATATAAATTTTTAATTATATATGTATAACTTCTACTGTGAATTGTTTCCATAAAATCCCATGTTACAATACAGCCCTCTAATTCTGGATTAGAAACAAATGGTAAAAATGCTAAACATGGACCTCTACCTTGAACACTATCTAACATGGTTTGATATTTAAGATTAGATGTAAATATAAACTTTTGTTGTTCATTTAATTGTAGATAATCGTTTCTATCTTTTTGTAAAGATACTTCTTCAGGACGCCAAAAATAACCTAACTGTTGTTGATTTAACTTATCAAATATAGGATATTTCATATCACTATATTGTTGTACTTGTAAGTCTTCACCAAAAAACATTGGTTGTTTCATTACATCCAAATCTTTACTTTTATTAAATACGCTTCTACTCATCTATTGGTTCCAGTTCTTGTTGCATTTTTTCGCTCTCCGTTAATTCATAAAAAAATTTATCGTCATCACCTGCTGTCCACTTTTGTTCGCCTTCTACACTATACTCTATTGTGGACACTTTGAAGTCAGGAAACTTCAATTTGCTAGGCGTATAGCTTTTATCATAGAAGATAACTCTATTGTTAGGTTGAGCCGCAAAATGGCCGTTATCTAACTTTAATATATTGAAAGATTTATGTTGACTTGGCGTTTCGCTGTAAGTAACATTTCTTTCTAAATTTGTTGCATTAGCATTATCTATTGTAAACATATACCACCCATGATACCATTTTTTATTTGGCGATAGATATTTACATTGATTGCCACTAAGCATTTGTTTTTCAACAATGGTAATATCATAACTAAAACAATCCCATAATTGTAGCTCTGTAAGAGGTACATTTTCTTTAATATCTTTTTTCCAAACAAACGCACTAATTGGTAACTTATCAAATAAGGCACCATACTCTGGTATATAAGTTTCAAAGTATAATGCTCTACCTTGTATTGACTTTGCCGTAACCCATACACCTTCAACTAACTCACCATGACCTTTCTGTAAATCATAAAGATATTCTTTCTTTACGAATACATCTATATGGGGTGTATTGACACATAAAAATGCCATAGTTATCTCCTATATTGTACAGCTATCACATTCCTCATCTTCTAAAGGCAACTGATTATTATAATGTTCTACCGCTGGATTTTGCAACGGCTTATCTTCTTTTACATTATCTTGCCAACCTATGTTATGAGCAGGTTCGTCAATATCTTTTTTAGCGTCATAAGTATTTTGATAGTAACTTGTTTTCCAACCTAACTTATAAGTTGACAAAAGGTCTTGAGCCATTATAGAAACAGGCACCTGATTGTCTTCATAATTTTCGGGATTGTATGACCAGTTACCGCTAATCGCTTGGTCAAAATACTTTTGCATTACTGCAACGATATTTATATATCCTTCGTTGCCAGCCATATCCCATAATAAAGTATAATTATTCTTTAATGTCGCATATTGAGGCACAATTTGTTTTAATGTGCCTTTCTTGGACTTCTTAACACTTAAATAATCTCTAGGTGGCTCAATGCCGTTAGTAGCATTTGAGACCACACTAGAGGATTCTGACGGCATTTGGGCTGAGAGTGTGCTATGTCGTAGCCCATGTTTTTTAATTTGACCTCTTATCCACTCCCAATCGTAGTTAAATTTTGGTTTCACCAATTCATCTACATCTTTTTTGTAAGTGTCAACAGGTAATATGCCATCGGAATATTTTGTTCTATCAAAGTAATCACATTTGCCTTTTTCTTGAGCAACTATGTTAGACGCCTTTAATAGATAAAATTGAAATGCCTCTGTTAAATCATCAACTAATTTCCAGGCTTTCTTATCAGAATATTGTACTTTATTTTTTGCCAAGTAATGTGCAAGGCCAATGTAACCAACACCTAAAGACCTTCTTGCTTTTGTAGAAACTTCGGCAGCCTTGACAGGATATTTTTGATGGTCAATAATTTCATCTAAAGCTCTAACTGCAAGGTCACACAACTCCTCTAAATCATCTATCTCTTTTATTATACCAACATTAATCGCACTTAAAATACATAATGCAATTTCACCACTACCATCTATGTGTTGAATAGGGTCAGTTGGTAATGTAATCTCTTGGCATAAATTTGACATTGTAACTCTATCTTTAAATGATGAGTGAGTATTACAATGGTCAATATTCATTATGTAGATACGGCCTGTTTCTGCTCTTTCTTTGAGTAAATCAAAGAATAAAGTTTGAGCGCTGACCTTCTTTTTCCACACACTTGTTTTTCTTTCTGTCTTTTCGTATAGTTCGTCAAATTCTGGTGTTCCCCAAGCTTCGTACAACTCTGGCACTTCATGTGGTGAGAACAAGGTGATTTCTTCATCATCAATAAACCTTTCATAAAATAATTTAGATAATTGAATAGAGTAATCTAACTTTCTTACTCTGTTATCTTCCGTTCCTTTATTGTTTTTCAATACAATAATGTCTTCTATTTCTTTGTGCCAAATAGGGAAGTGAACCGTTGCACTACCTCCTCTAACGCCGTTTTGAGTACAGCACTTAACTGTTGCCTCGAATTTTTTGAGGAAAGGTATAACTCCTGTGTGCTGGACTTCGCCGCCTCTAATTCTGGAATTGATTCCTCTGATTCTGCCGGCGTTAATACCAATACCAGCCCTTTGTGCAACATAATTGCCAATAGCCATATCACTACTGAAAATACTAGGCAAAGTATCATCAACATCAACCAACACACAACTAGCATACTGGCGAATAGGTGTTCTAACACCGGCCATAACCGGTGTAGGAATATTGATTTTAAATTGTGAAATAGCGTCATAGTATTTTTTAACATAACTCATCCTCTTGTTTTTTGGGTACTGAGCAAAGATGGTGGCAGATATTAACATATACATGAATTGAGGTGTTTCAAACATTTGTCCTGTACTTCTATCTTGCACCAAGTATTTGTCTATGACTTGTCTTAGCCCAGCGTAAGTAAAGTCATAATCTCTCTCGTGGTTTATCCAGTTTTCCATTCTGTCAAAATCTTTTTTGTCATACCAATCTAATATTTTAGGGTCATAAACTTCTATGTCAACACCTTTTTTAGTATGGTCATAGAAATGTGGGTGGTCCCAAAGTCTATGAAAAATTTGTTTTCTTAAACTAAAAAGTAAAAGTCTAGCAGCCACATATTGATAATTAGGATTTTCTAAAGAGATAAGGTCTGAAGCTGATTTAATTAAGATTTGTTGAATTTCGTCTGTTGATATACCGTCATAAAATTGTAAACCTGAATTCATCTCAACTTGTGATGATGATACGCCTTTTATATCTTCACAGGCATATTCAACCATCTCATGTATTTTTTCAATGTTAAGTGGTTCACTACCTCGACCATTTCTTTTATTAACTAATATATCTTTTTCTGTCATTCGTATCTCCTATTAAATCTTTTTCCAATTGTTAAGTCTAGTCAAGGCTTCTAACTTTGAACAAGTGTTGGTACTTATAATATCATTTATTTCCGAAATGGCAATGTTCCCAACAATCATATCATTAATGTCTTTATGACGCATACTATCAGGCCACACTACCAAGTTGTAATCTTTTTCAATAACATCATACATTCTTTTTATAATTTCTTTGTTTCTAGGTTCGTTATCAAATATGTATGTTACTTGTTCAGGCGATACTCTATCAAAAAACATATCGGCACCACCCATAGCTAAACAGTTATTCAAAAATAAAGAGTCAATAGGGCCTTCAACAATTTTTATATTGTCGGCCATATTAACTCTTTCTAATCCATAAATCTTTCTTTTATTTTCATCTAGTTTGATTGTAACATATTTTGGTAGTTCTTTACCAAAGGCACGGCCTTGAAATGCAAATAACTTACCAGTTGTATCATAAAAAGGAATAACAAGCCTTGGATGGTCATTCTTTATTACAATATCTTTTTTTACTTTCTTAACTAGTTCATAAAACTTATCAACAAGATAGAATTTGTCATAATGTATTACTGGTATTTTTCTACCTTGTAAATACTTTTTTGCTGGGTGTTTATCATCTAGTTCAGAAATCTTTTTATATTTTTCAAGTATGTTCGTTTCTTTAAACTTCGGTTTAAAGTCTGTAAACTTCGGCTTTGGGGTCGAAGGCGCCGAGCGTTTGTAGCGTTCTAACAAATATTCTTCATAAAGTTTAGGGTCAATAAACTTTATAAAATTTGCAAGGGATTGACCTGTGCCACAATTATGGCACTTGAAGAACATATCGTTTTTTACACGATAGAAAAAGCCTCTGGCTTTTGTTTTGTTCTTTTTACTATCACCACAATGAGGACACCTAAAGTTAAAAAGGTAATCACCTTTCTTCTTAAATAGTGTTAGGCGTGATGAAATATCATTAATAAATTTTAAATCAATATAACTCGACATAGCAACTCACATTATATATCAATCAACGCTATAAGTCAAGCGTGGATTAGGACATCATTTCAATGATAGTTTTGAAATTTGTAGATAGTATCCAACCTATAACGATTGCACCACCCATAATAAACCACCTATATTTCTCTAGTATACCAACTCTGGCCCCAAAGTCAAGCTTTATTGTCTTGATTTCTACAAGCAGTCTTTTTTCTAAATGCTGGATTTCTTTTGATAGTTCTCTATGAACCTTATCTATTTCTGTTTCTCGGTCTTTTAATTTACCAAATATAATATCATCAATTTGTTCTTGTCTGGATATCTTTTCTTCGTGAACAGCCAACATAGATTTAATAGATGTTGATACATCCGTCAATTTCTGTATAGCTGTGTCTAACCTAGTATTCAGGTTACTCACATTTTCTACATCTTTTTTTACGCCCTCAATTTGTACCTTGAGGTCGGTTGTACCGTTATCTGCCATGGCTTTCTCTATCTATGTAAACTATCCTTGCAAGGACGAATAAACAGGCCTCATTTTGCTTACTTGATGATAATATATGTATTATCGCTTTACTATATTGGCCTATTATTATTTAGTTTTTTACGCTGCTAAAGGTAAGTTTAATTCTCTACATCTATGTAATTTGTAAAGTTTTCTTAATGTCCTCCTTCTTCGTCTATCTTTTTGTTTTCTAATCTCAAGCCAGTTTGTAAATATTAAGTATAATCTAGTTCTA